TGGATAATATCGAAGATAAGACACAACAAAGATAATAATTTAAAAGCGAAAAGAAGACTGGAAATTAAAGAAGGTAGATAAATAGTAATAAGTATAAAATAATAAAATATTTTTCAAGTAATGAAGAAGATGCATGGTTTATAGGAGCTGTTGTATTTTCTTTTTTATTTATATTAATTAGATTTGGATTACTATATACGTTACCTTTATTTACGCTTGTATGTGTTATTAAGTGCATATTAGTAGTCCATTATAAATCAAAATCAGACTCAGATAGGGGGTGATTAGATGGAAATACGAATGCTTGATGATAATTCAGTACAGCTAGAAGGATATATTAATGTAACTGAAAGAAAGTCAAAGATTATGACAGACTCTAAAGGTAGATTTGTTGAAATAATAAAAGGTGGTACTTTTAAACGTGCTTTAGATAGAAATAGCAATATATTGATGTTACTGGACCATGATTTTAGTAAACAAATTGGTAAAACAGGAGTTAATGTTGAGCTTTATGAGGATAATATAGGATTACGCTACAGAGCGACTATTACTGATAAAGAAACAGTGAAATTGGCAAAAGATAATAGGCTAAGTTGGAACAAGTTTTTGGATTTAATAACGCTAAAGGATATAGAATATCAAGGGGAAAATACTTGATACAAGAAGAAATAAAGAACTTGATTTAGTTGAGGTAAGTATATTATCAGATAAAAAAAATCCTGCTTATAGTGGATGTAGTGTTGAAATTCGTGGACTTGATAATAAGAATATTGAGTTAGAACTAAGAAAATTAGAAGATTATAAAAATGAAAATGTAGATATGAGTTCTGTATATGATGCAGAGCTTTTTATTTTAAAAAACAAAATTATAAATGATTAGGAGTGTTGTACATGAATAGAAAGAAGTTTATTGAAAAAGAAATACATTAGTTACTGAAATGGAAGGACTAGTAAATAAGGCTACAGAGGAAGTAAGAGCTTTTGATGAAGCTGAAAATACTAGAATAGCTGAAATTAAGAAAGAGATAGCTGATATTGATGCAACTATTAAAACAATTGATGAAGCAAGAGAACTAGCAAAAGAAGAAATCAAAGAAGTTGAAGAAAAAAGAGAAGAAGTAAAGGAGGATGGTCCAGTGCAAAAAGAAATTAAAGAAGTTACTGTTGAAGAACAACGATCTTTAGAAGATGAAAAAGTATTTGTTGAAATGATTAATGGTAAAAGAGCATTAGATATTACTAATAATGGTGCTATTATTCCAGAAACTATTGCAAATAGAATAATTGAAAAGGTAAAAGAATTATCTCCAATAGTATCTATGGCAACAGTATTCAATGAAGGTGGTAATCTTAAGTTCCCAGTTTATGATGAAACAACTGCAATAGAAGCTGCTTATGTTGACGATATGGAAGAATTAACAGAACAAACTGGAAAATTTACTACAGTTTCATTACAGAACTACATTGTAGGATCACTTGCTAAAATTTCTAAATCTTTAGCAAATAGAACTAATATTGATGTTGCAAGCTTTGCTATCAATAAAGTTGCGCAATCATTAGCAGATTTTTTAGAAAAAGAATTAATAGTTGGTGCTACTAAAATGCATGGATTAACAACTTGTGCAGCAGGACAAACAATTACTGGTGCTACAGCTGGTAAAATTACAGCTGATGAATTAATTGATTTACAATTATCAGTACCACAAGTATATCAAGCAAAGGCTTGCTGGATAATGAATAAAGCTGATTTTGGTATTATTAGAAAATTAAAAGATGGTGATGGAAACTACTTAATGACTAAGGATTATGTTGCTGGCTTTGGTTATAGTTTACTTGGAAAAACTGTTTATATTTCTGAAAATGCAGATGCAGTTTATTACGGTGATATGAGTGGATTATATATTAAATTTGCTCAAACTGTAGAAGTACAAGTGCTGCTTGAAAAATATGCTACACAACATGCTATCGGAGTAGTTGGCTACTTAGAAGCAGATTCAGCAATTATTGAACCACAAAAGATAGTTAAATATGTGAAGAAAACTGCTTAATTTTAGGGGCAACACGCCCCTTTTAAGCTAATAGGGGTGATATTAGTTGAAAATAAATGAAATAACAACAGAGTTCTTAATTGATTATTGCAATGCATATGAAGAAGATGGAAAGATTTTAGAAGTTTTTAAAGAAGCAAGTATAAGCTATATTAAGTCATATACAGGCTTAACAGAAGAAGAAATAAAGACTATGGATGATATTACAGTTGCTTTATTGGTGTTGGTTAATGGAATGTTTGATAGTAGGAGCATAGAAGCTGATAAGAGTAATGTAAATGTAATACTTGATAGTATTTTATCCATGCACTCTAAGAATTTAATTTAAGGGGCGTGAGATAATGGATATTATAAATGCAGGAGAATTTAAACATCCAGTAGAGATACAAAGATTTCCTTCCGATGTAGATACAGATAGTGTTCTAGTAGATGAAGATAGCATTCCAATCGAGAAACCTACAACAATATTAAAAACTAGAGCAAAGATAAAAAATATGAGTGGATATGAAAAGATAATTGCTAATGCTGATACTGGAATTTATAAGAAAAGATTTTATATTAGATATAAAAAAGATTTAAACTTAACTACTAAAGATAGAATTTTATACAATGAAGTAACTTATAACATTACTTATGTTAGTGATGTTGAGGAATTGCATAAATACTATGAAATTGTAGCTGAGATAGTTGAATGAGTATAAATATAAAGGGAATTAACAATTTAATCAATAAAATAAATAAATTATCTAATATAGAGAGTGAAAAAATTGTTGTTGAAACAGCTAAGGATATGGCAGAAGCAATTAAAGATAAGGCAAGCACATTTTCTGAAAATGCTGATGAAGTAAAAGCTTTTGAACCACGAAAAGTAGGTAATTCAACTTATATAGATGTAGGCTCTAAATTTTCTTTTCTTCTAATCTCATTAATACTTTCTATACCACTATCTAAAGATAGTTTATAAGCTTCATATCTTTCTTTAATATCAGCTTCTGTTAACTCATCTAGTATCTAAATTTAAACATATAATTTTCTTCTTTTTCTGTTTCTAATAGTAATGCCCTGTCAACTGCGCATTCAATTGTATTTACGATAGGATTTAACTTAGTCTTTATAAAAGTTTTAAAATCTTCAACTGATAAATTTTCTTTAAGTTCAAATAAGTTGTATAGCTGACTATTAATCATTGCAAAGTTTTCTGCTATCTGCATATCTTTATTAGAGTTTGTTAAAGGTGTATAGTTTACAGTATTATTTAATACAATATCTGCATCTGTATTCCTTATGTCTTTTGCATCTTGCTTAAATTGTTTAAATTCATCTGTACCTAGTTTCTTTTCAGATTTCCATATACCTTTACGTCCTCCACCTGCCTGTAAATTTTTATTAAGATAAGTTTGTAGAGTTAATGCGACTTCGAGCAAATCTTTATTCTGTTCAATAAGTCCATTACCTTTTAACCCATCTTTTACGCTGTATGAAGCAACTATAAAATTATTTAAGTCAATTTCTTGCCCTTGTATGCTGCAATTAATTGTTTTAGGTATTGGGCTTGTATCTTGTAAGCATGTAACATTCTTAGAGTCTACATAATACAATCCTTTTACATCATTTCTATTACGTTCTACGTTTATATAAGAAATTCCAGACAGCAACATATCTCTTACCATATTTTTCTTAAGAGTATTTGCATTTGTAAAATAGTTTGCTTCTTTATTAAGAAAAAACAATCTATTATCTTTCTCTACTTCTTCAAGTTTAATTTGTCTACCTTCTTATACAATCTAAAATCTAAGCTAGCAATTAAACTTGATATTAATTCAACAGAGCTACTTATAGCGCTCAAACTCATAACACTATCTTTATCTACATTGACTTGTAAACTATTTATAGGTACATCATTTATTGTATTGCTTAAATCTTCCATTGTATTTAGTTCCCTGGTTTCAATTAAAAATCCCATGTTTCTCCTCCTTCCTATCTTTGTGATACCCAGTGTTCACCTTCTGATAATTCTTGTTGCAATAAATGAAGTGCA